AATTAAGCTCAAGGGTGGCAAACAACCTGCACAGCATGAATTATGAACAGGCCAAAGAATATCTTAAGACACTTCCAAAATCCCACGAAGGTTCAAAGGTTCTATCGTATGGTGCCGCTTATCTTGCACCCGGAGAATTGATATTCCCTCCAGATTTGTCGAAAAAACTTGAATCATTGATATCGGCCCTCTATGCAAGGCCAGTGCAACAGTCACAGAGCAATGTTACGACCAGTTCTGTTGATAATCGTAAAATATTCAACGGGCCTTTGCTGAATGTAGAGAATATGCATATGGAGGATGAGGTTGATAGCGAAATATTGTCTCGTGAACTCCGCAGGGCTGTTTTAGCTCTGTAATTTTACATGAAAGAAGGTATGCTATGTATGAGATTTTTGAAAAAGCATATGCCACTGTAAAGCCTGCTATTGCCTTGTTCGGAGCGGCAATAACATATCTTATGTTTCCAAACAAAAGTTTTGTTGCATGGTGTATTGCTTTATGGGTTGCCGTAGTTTTGGACCTTTTTACCCGATGGTTTGCCATATTCATGAAGAATGGCGGCGTTATTAGGTCGATAAAAACGAAGGCGTGGAGTTCAGACGCCATGTATCATAAAACATCCGTGAAAATCGTGTCGTATCTGGTTATACAAATTCTTGCAGGGCTTTCAATGCGGTTTGTGGGATTGACTTATATCAACAATGCGGTGGCTACTGTGATTTATTCATTTTTATTCTTCCGTGAATTCGCCAGCAATATCGAGAATCTGATTGATGCGGGGGCTGACTACCTTCAGCCCCTTTTGTTTTGGGTGAAGAAGAAAGAAGATGAAGTTATCCCAAAAGGGGATGATGAAAAGAAATGAAAGGGGATGAAACGATGGATTTTAGCAAACGGCCATTGGGAGTAATTCCATCCAGGCCAGACTATAGAGACTATCGTTTAACTCAATTTGTTGACGTTGAAAAAGATTTTCCCGACTATTACTTGGTGCCACCTTATGAAAAAGAAGAAGACATTCCAGTATACGACCAGGGATATACCAGTATGTGCGTTGCATTTACAGGTGCGGCAATCACCGAGCAGCAGGAATATCTTGAAACAGGCAATTTTAGACGTGTTTCTCCAGGCTGGATTTACGGCAATCGTGACACGGGAATGTACATGGGCGAGGGCATGGAGCCAAGAGAAGCGTGGGCGCAGCTTTGCGAGGACGGGGTATGCGAATATGACAGTCTGCCAGTAATAGGCACTTTTTCCGAATGTTACGAAGCCGTTCTCAAAAATAAAGACAAATTGTTAAAGCAAGCCTCTAACTATAAAAAGAAATCCTATGTAGCAATTAGCCAGGATGCCGATGAGATAAGAACTGCTATAATGAAGTGCGGCGCTATAAATGTATGCATAGGAGTTTATTCTGATTTTGATAATGTCGGTTCAGACGGATATCTTACATCGTATACAAGCGGCAGTCTCAGGGGCTATCATTCGCTTACTTGCGTGGGATTTTTTACGAAGAATAATAAAGTATATCTCATTATTTTAAACTCATGGGGCAAAGAATGGGGAAAGAACGGCCTGTGCTATATGCCGTATAACTATAGGGGCATACAGGAAATCTGGGCTATAACCGACTTGCAAAAGCGGATTATAGAAGCGACCATAGCTCCGCAGATTGTATCGCCGGGATATTTCGTCATTCCCTTCCGTGGTATGTTTGAGGCTGAACATGCCGAATCAATCAACTGGTGGAGAAACAACAACGGAAAGATAGAGGCCGAAGCAATTCTTCCAGCAATCGGCAGGCGCAAAATTCATGTGGTGGAAGGCAACAAGGATATCGAAATAGAGCTTCTGGAATAAAGAAGGTGTAAGACAATGAGCATAGATAAGTATTTAACTTTAGACCTTACCAAGCCATCGGATGTGAATTATGTTGTTTTGAACAAATTCCTCAAAGGTACTCCGATGGCAGGCTTGGGTTCGGCTTTTATGGAGGCCGAAAGGGAATATGGTGTGAGTGCTCATTATCTTTGCGCACATGCAGTGCACGAATCTAACTGGGGCAAGAGCAGAATTGCGCAGAATAAGAAAAACCTTTTCGGATTCGGCGCATACGACAGCGACCCGTATAACAGCGCATATACTTTTGATTCTTTCGAGGACTGCATTTTGTATGTGGCGAAGTATGTTGCCAAAAATTATCTTTCTTCTACAGGCAAATATTACAATGGCCCGACTCTTACCGGCATGAATGTGAAATATGCAACGGACAAGAATTGGGCCAAGAAAATCGCCAAATACATGGTGCAAATCGAGGAGGTGTTGAACAATATGGCGAAGGATTACGAGGGTCACTGGGCGGAGGCGGCCATAAAAAAAGTTATTGCTGATGGACTTATGAGTGGCTATAAAGATGGTAGCTTCAAACCGGACAGAAATGTTACAAGAGCGGAGTTGGCATCGACATTGGTGAGATTGATTGAGAAGCTGAAATAAAAAATTTTTTAGGAGAGTGATTTTTCGTGAAGGAAATCCTAATTCAGAATTGGTTTGTAATCCTTGTAGTGGCGGCTTTTGTGGCTTATGTCATACATCTTATTCTCACCAAACAGTGGACGAAACTCCGGATGCAGGCTTATGCTCTCATGCTGTCGGCAGAAAAGATATATGCCGACGCATACGGGACTGGGAAATTCAATGCTGTATTCCAAAAAATGTATTATACCGTTATCCCTGCATGGCTCAGGGTGTTCATTACCGAGGATATGTTTAGAAAGGAATTGCAAGAATGGTATAATCTGGCGAAAGACATGCTGGATGATGGCAAGGTGAATGATTCAGTGAAATAAACTGTATCGGCAGAAAGCCGTTCCTTTTGGGACGGCTTTTCTATTTCGTATGATTTGGGGTGATGGCATGGACCTGAAAAGTTTTCTTAACCTGCTTTTGAAAAATACGCCTTTTGCCGTTGTCGGCAGGGGCGATGTCAACGTATCCGTTAATGCTGGTATGGGTGTTGTTGAATCCGCAAAGTGGCGGCCAAAGTGGAAGATTGAGAAGTACGACGCACACGGCAGGCTGTATGCCGTGGAGGAATTTGCAGGAAATATGCTTCTTGCCGAAGGCATAACGGAGATGTGGAAGCTGATAGCAGGTGCATCTTCGGCGCATTTTGACAGTGCCAATTCCTACATTGGCGTAGGCAACGGGACAACAGCTGCTACGGCTTCTCAAACCGGCTTGCAGGGTTCAAGCAAGCTGTATAAGCCTATGGACCCGACATATCCACAGATAAGCAATCAGACAATCACTTTCAGGGCAACATTTGGCTCAAACGAAGCGGCTTTCGAGTGGCAGGAATTTACTGTAGCGAACGGCAATAGTGATAGTGCGGTCAATCTATGCCGCAAAGTGGAAAATCATGGCGTGAAATCGTCTACGGATACTTGGTGCCTAAGCCTACAAATTACATTAGTATAATTATGAGGGCTTGATTATGTATAGATGTAAAAAAGTTTATGAAAATCAAAATGATATACTTCAACTTTACAAAAACGGCCTTTCAACAAATGAAATTGCAAAGAAATACGACTGTAGCGTTGCTCCAATTATAAAAATACTTAAAGAACATAATGCACTTAGAACATTAGAAGAAAGAAATAAATTGGCAGCCGTAAAAAGAACTGGCAAGTCAAGACCATCATTGCGTAAGCAAAATTTTTCCGATGAAAAAGTGATTGAACTTTATAAGAGTGGACTTTCATCTTATGAGATAGGCAAAATTGTTGGGCTATCATACTCTGGTGTAGATAAAATTTTAAAGAAACACGGCGTACCAAAAAGAACTATTAAAGAAGCGATAAATATAAAAATTAAAAAAGGTACTTTTGTCACTCCGTGGAAGCCAATGGAACAACATTGCAATTGGAAAGGTGGAAGAATCGAAGATGCACGTAGTGGATACGTAAGGGTTAAAGCGCCGTGGCATCCAAGGGCAAATTCAAAAGGGTATGTCTTCGAACATATTCTTGTTTGTGAACAAAAGATAGGCAGATTTCTTGAACCTGGCGAGGTTGTCCATCATATTAATGGAATCCGCAATGATAATAGACCTGAAAATCTTATAAATCTCCCAGAAAGACAACATGCCAAAATATCTGGGAAACAAGCGGCAAAAACTCCAAAGCTTAAAGACATATTGCAACAGAAAATTCGTGAACTTGAACAAGAAATCAGCGAACTTAAAAATAAACTAAACTCAGCTAATGAGACGAGTAAATCTAATTGCTCGTCTTAATTATTAAAGGGTGGTGACATCTTATGAAGACAAACTGGCAGGACCCACAGACTTCTGAAATCCGCTCTACGCATATTTCCGGCCTGCAGGAAGCTATTGGCAAAATTGAGGACATTCTTGATGTGCAGTTAGAGGCTGAAACCAATGTGCCTTTAACTGAAGTATATATATCAGAAACTGACAGATACCGCATTTATCAAGCTCCCGAAGGAAAGCGCAACTGGGCGGCTTCTCCTGCTCCTGTGATAAAAAAGAACGGTGTGCAAATTACAAGTGGTTTTACGATAGATTATGGCGGTGGTGCGATAATTTTAAGCCCGTCTGCAACCGCAACGGATGTTTTTACGGCGGATGTTTACAGGACTAAGACAGATGGGAACAAACTTGCTACGCATTTGGCCGATAATGTGACTCAAAAGACAGTACATGGATTATTAATCCAAAAGGGAACATGGGCACCTGTTTTCAAAGGTTCTGTAACACCAGGAAACACAATTTATGTTTATAACGCGGGAAAATATACTAAAATTGATAATGTAGTTATAATTCAAGCTCGTATAGCTGTGGCTACAAAAGATACCGCTATGGCAGGAGAATTGTATATAGACGGTCTGCCGTTTGTCTGTGCTGCGAATTATCCCGCAGGGATAGCGATTGCCAGGTTTATAAAATTTGACATGCCAACTGGTTTTGATGTTCTTACTGGAAAAATAATACAAGGTACTGGCAACATATATTTATTCGCAGGTGGAGACAATCAAACATCATCGAGTGCTGTAGATGTCAGTGCGTTACAAAATGGTTCTACGCTTGACTTTTCAGCAACATATCTAACTGATTAGGAGGGATTAATGTGGAAGTTATAAAAACAAAATCAATTAATATTCGTGAGGATGGGCAAATTGAGTTAATTGCGATAGTAAAATATGATGACGGATATATAGATTATAACTTTGCGAGGGCTATTCAACCAGGGGATAACCAAGCTGTAGAAACTTATATAGGTAATACAACATTTAAGCAACTAATTTACAATTATTGGACTCCAGAAATAATATCAGCTTGGCAACAAAAGGTAAATGCACAGTAGACTTATTATATGTAACACCCCTCTCCGAAAGGAGGTCTTTTTTATGGCAAATTATAATTCAGGCGTCCTATACAACGCAGGCGTGAAAGGCGGCGGGGCAAACTACAACTCCGCCGCTTATTACATTATCGAAGTCTCCGACGCGGCACTGGGGCAGGAACTTATTTCCATCCTTGCAAGCATGTCTGTATCGGATTCGGGTTCAGGTGTTGATTCTATCAGCGATTTGAGCCAATTCCCTGCCGATGCGTATTTTGTCATGACATGCGAAGGCGATTTGAATCCTTTGGGTGTAATTGTCCTTCGTGACAGCAGACATGAGCTTATGCCGCAAACAAGGGATATGACTGAAGAAATACCCGGCAGGCATGGCGAGATTGACTTCGGGAGTGAATTCAAGGCGAGGGCCATTGAACTGCACGTTGCTACACCGGACGGCCTTACTACCCTGCAAAAGGAGCAGTTGAAACGCACGATAGCGAAGTATCTCAATCCGGTTTCAGGAACAAAGAAACTGGTATTTCTTGACGACATCGACGTGCAGTATGAGGTTAAGTATGCGGGCAAAATCGACCTGACAAAATATGCCGACTGGATGGAGTTTACCATACCTTTTAAGATGTGCCAGCCGTTCATCGAAAGCAGAGAACAGCATATACAGACGGGTGCAGGAGTTATCGTCAATTCTGGCACTTTTGAGACGCCGATATTAATTGAGATTCCGGGGCCTGCGAATAATCCGACAGTTTCCATTGGTACTTCGATTATCTCATATATCGGCACTATTGCCTCAGGCCAAACGCTGGTAATTGATACCGGCGCACAGACCGCAAAAATAGGCTCAAGCAATATGATAGCCAATGTTTCAGGCGCCATCGACTATATGTTGCAACCAGGAATAAGCGCATCGGTTGTTCCTTCCATTTCAACAACAAGGATAAAGTGGAGAGATAGGTGGCTATAGGGAGTTGATACAATGCAGATACCTAAATATATTGAAATAAAAACGGCAGACGGCAAAATATCTGCTTTTTTATCTCCAAAAGCAGATGGATTAAAAGATGTATATGTGGATTGCAGGCTTAACGGCGAATCCACGCTGGAATTCCAGCTTCCGGCCACATCCGAAAAGCTAGCGGAGCTTACGCCGGAGTGCCAGATTTGGGCTGGCGGCAGGGTTTATTCCCTGCTCAAGGACGATGCTATTGACATAGTCCGGGATGAAAATAACAAGCTCTGGGCAAAGGTAATGGCGGTTGAGCGATGGATGGACCTTGATTACCAATTCCCGGAGCCTTACATCTGCAATGACCCCACTATCACCAATCCTGCCGACCTTACGGTAATAATTGTTGGCGGCGGTACCGATTTATCCGGTGGAAGATATGCGGTAGGGACTGCCGGTCATGCGCTTTATGCGGTTTTAAACGGTTCGGGATGGTCTGTAGGGACTGTAGACGTGCCCGGAATTCATGATTTAGAGATGGAGAAGGCAAGCAGGCTTGAGCTTATAAAACAGATTCAGGAAATATGGGGCGGGTATCTTGTATGGGATTCCATAAACAAGACGGTTAGCCTTCGTTCGGGCGATATATGGCAGCCTTATAACGGCTTTCAGATACGGTATAAGAAAAACCTTAAGCATATTACAAGGACGCAGTCGAATAAAATCTATACAAAGATATATCCTTTCGGGCATGATAATTTGGATATCGCTTCCGTCAACGGCGGCATGAAGTATATCACCAATTACAGCTATACCTCCCGGACGTATGTGGGGATATACAAAAATCAGGATATTTACGATGCTCAGGAGTTAAAGGATAAGGCAACCGCAGAATTGGCATTGAACTGTCGGCCAAGATATAACTATAAGGTGAAGATTGCCGACCTGCGCACTTTGCCGGAATATAATCATGAGGATTTTACAGTAGGCGATATGGCGGATGTGATTGACCCTGATGTATCTCCCGATTCTCCCCGGCCAAGGATTCTGCGGCACAGGTATAATCTTTTCCAACCTTGGAACTGTGAAATTGAATTGGGCGACCCGGAGGAAAGGCTTATTGAGGATTTGAAGGCTTCTTTTGATACGAGTGATTTTGTGGGGAGTGTGTTTAATTCCATTGGAAAATTAAGTGGCCAAAGCATAGAAAATTTGACTATAACAACGGAAAAGATTGCCAACTTGGCTATTACGGCAGACAAAATAGTGAAAGGAACGATTACAGGTAGTAAGATAGCCAGTCTGACCATTACCAATAGCAATATTGCCAATCTTACCATAACTGGCGGAAAGATAGCTAATGCCACGATTACTGATGCAAAAATAGTGAGTTTGTCGGCAGATAAAATTACGGCAGGAACCATAAAGGCTACTATAAGCATAGAAGGCCCTATCATTACGGGCGGCACTATAAACGGCGGCACTATAAACGGTGTTATTATAAATGGTGGCACTATCACAGGCAGTTTGATAAGAACCGATGTGCCCGGGTATGATAGAATAGAAATGGATAATTGGTGGTTCGCTTGTAAAGACAGTAGCGATAGATTCCATGGGGCACTAATAGATATAGGAATGGCTAAGATTGACTTTTATTATAGAGGTGATATCAAGGGCACCATAGAAGCAACTAGCGGCACATTTGATATTTACCCTAATTCTAGTATAGATATGACTATAGGAAATAGTTATTGTATAACATATGCTTATGGTGGATGGTGCTTTAATGATGAAATTGGCTTTTTTGGCGCAATTCCCGTTTCCCAACAAACAGCGCAACGGTTGTCTTCTAGTGCTACTTTGTCAGATGTGATAATCAAAATCAACGGCATATTGGACAAATTGGGTAGTTATGGATTGTTTTACGTCTATAACTAATAAATGAAGGAGGTTCTGACTTGGAACCTCCTTTTTTATTTTGCTTCCCACTTATCAATAAACGGCAATACAATATCCTCGAATGTTTCTTTTGTGATATAAATTTTGCCATTAATAAACTCTATAGGCAATTCAAGCATTACACCGGATTTTATTAATTCTTCTTCGCTTGTAGCCCTTGGGTTATCTGATATTAACTGTCTGGCAGATTCAAGACCTTTTCTGCTATATATATTTGCCCAGGTTGGGTCGCTTTTCCCATATCCAACTGAGAATTTGTTCCCGTATAATTCCTTGCAGTATGCTTTTAAATCTTCGGCACTTATATATTCCTTCCCACCAATCGTCTCATACATCACTGTAGGTTGTTTTACTGTTGTAGCCATACCCTTCTCTCCCTTCCCCGTCTGAATTTGTATTTCCTTCTTCTCCCCCACCCATTCAAAACTTAATCCCAGTTTCGCACATATGCCTTTGAATACTGCGGCAGGAATGTAATTATATCCCTTATAGTTCAATACTGGCAGGCTATCGTCCGTAAATTCGGTTCCGTCAACGATGATTTTCGTTTCGGACTTTGTGAGGATATACTCCTGTACCGCCGCACTGACTGGGATTATGCTGAATAATAATGCACCAAGAAGAAAGCCGATAAGGAATTGTCTATATCTCTTTAGCATAATTTCCCTTCGCCTCCATTTTTGATTTTATTATATATTTGTTTGAAAAATTTGTCAAATGATTCTTGGGCTTCCAAATGGAAATTTTTTATACCCTTTTCCCAACGCCTAGCTTGCCTTTTTTAGCGGGTTTTTATTCGTTCATGACCATTTAATTCTACGAAAATAATATCGGCTATAATCCCCATTTTTGTGCGTTATAATCGAAATGGAAATTTTTGCATTGCATTATTGCCAATTTTTCGATAAGATTGAAGAAAAAAGGGGGATATTAAGATGAAAAAATGTGATTCCTGTGGCGAGATGATTGCTGATAACGCAGAGGTATGCCCACATTGTGGTCACAGAATTCCAATGAGTACAAGTTCTACGATTTTATTTTTTATTGTTATGATTCCGCTTGCCATAATAATAATGCGTATCGTTGTTAGTTGCGGAAATACATTATTTTGGCATTGAAAGGGGCTTTGCACCCCTTTTTTACTTCTTCTCCTTTTTTTCCTCTTCCATTGCCATTTTTAACTCATTTAATCTTTTTAACACAACATTCAAGGATTCCACATTGCCGAAATCCAACACCACCCGTGTATCTTTTGTTGCATATTCTTCCAGTTCTTCTCCTTTTGCACCAATTTCAAAAGATTTTCTTGAATTCCTGAATATTATGGCACTGGGCTTATCTTGTCCTTCTCTTCTGCCGATGTTGATTATCACGTTTCCGTTGCCAAAGTAAACTATTGTGTCGTTTCTTATCATTTTAAGCCTCCTTCGCCAGCAATGTGGCTTTTGCAATGGCTTCAGGTGCCGTCTCTCCATAGCCTACAAATCTTTTCCATTTATCATCCATCAATACGCACCATATTCCGTCACCATTTTTTTCTATCTCAAACATGGGAAATTTCTCGATTATTTCCCATGCCGCCGATATGTCGGTGGAATACCTTTCAGTTATAAAATATCCTAACGGCACCTTACCTATTGGTGGTATCATGGCAAAGGCTTCATCCTCGCTCATATCTGGCGGTATCAGCACATCGCCGTATTCGCAAGGTCCGTTATAATCATAGTGCGGTCCTTCTACCCTACGCCAGCCCAAAACTTTTTCTGCTACTAATATATCAAGCTCTCTGCCAGGCTTCATGCCCAGGATTTCTTCTTTTGTCATGGTCATGCCTCCTTCGCTTTATTTTGAAATATTTACTTTTATTTCTCCGCCAGGAGTATAGTGTCCATGCGTTTTCATTATTTCGGCTATCTCGCTAGCATATGATTCATCTGTATTGATTACAAGATAATTATTCATAGTTTTTTTACCGTCTTTGCGCCTGCCTTCTTCTATTCTAATTAAACAGTCAGCAAGTAAAAATCTGTAACCATCATTAAGATATTTATTCGCATCATCAATTTTAATTACAAAGTATTTGCGTTCAAATTCAATCGTATCGTTCATGCTCTTGCCTCCTTCTTATTATTTTGTAATAATTGCATTTCTTTACTCTTGCAGGAAAATAATCGTCTTCCCTATTATTCACATCTTTTCTTGCCCTGCAAACCCAATCATTATAAACCGAATTGTTCCATTCCCAATTTATTTCTTCCAGATTTGCACATGTATCGCACTTTGACATTTATTTCCTCTCCTTCCACCCTAAACAATCTTGCATGTCATCTTTGTCCCTTTTGTGGCCGTTCAACCGGCAGTAAGTTTTCGGCAGGCCGTCTTTTCCTTTTGTTTCAACACAATGCCTGCATGTTCCACAACGTTTGTCTTTTTGCTCAGTCATCCTGACCGCCTCCAATCATCTCTAATTGGTTTATAAAATCTGCCATATCATTTAAGCATCCAGCACTATAAACCGCCTGTACCGTCGGGAAGTAACAATACTGCCGCCAGGGGCCATACCATTTGACTATACCTAACACCGTCCCGCTTTTGGCGTTTTTGCACTCCCAAACTGATGTTTTGGGTGACTGTTGAGCTGCCTTTTCAAACACCAGGTATTTATATTTTGTTTTCATGCTGACTGCCTCCAATCGCTTTATCTATGGCTCGTATGGCTTCATACACAATCTTCTTGTATTTCCAATCCGGTAATAATTCTTCAGTGTATGTCGCTTGCCCCAGTGCTTCCCTTGCTTTCTTTAATGCCTCAATATCTGTCGGATTATGATAATCTTTGCCTGCATCGGTGGAGAGGGCTTCTTCAAGTATTTCTACATAGCCTTTATGCATTTGGTATGGCCCATAGTATATACTTTTTAGAGCTTCTCTCATTACTGCCGCTTGTGCTTTAAGCTGCTCATTCTCCTGTTGCAAAAATTCTATGGTATCAAGCAAACCGCCTATTGTAAGGCCGTTTTCAGGAATGTAGTCTTTTTCTTCACAGTCGGCAAACCATTTCTTTATATGTTTCAATTGTTCATTGCTTAATCTCATGTTATTCCCCCCTAAAAATAATGCTTCTTCAAAAACTCATCTTTGTCTATCAATGGGCAGTCTGCCCGTCTGCCTTCGCTTGGCGTATATACAGGCATATGATGATTCCAAGCGGATAATATATCACAAATATCGCAAATCTTATAAAATGGACATCCACCTCTACAGCTTTCCGGCATCTCCAACTCCAATATCGCTTTAGCCATCGTGTTCGCCCTCGCTTTCTTTCCAGTATAGCCTCAGCAAGTATAATCCAGTCCAACCATATGCTATAGTCTTCAGTGTATTAAACATTGGTGTTTCTGGTGTTATATTTCTTGTGTATACTATAAAGACAGTTAGACAGGTCACACTTAAAGCTAAAATAACTGCATTTAATAGTGTTTTCATCCTTCCTCGCCCTCGCTTTCCTTCAACTCCTCAAACGCCTTATTAAACTCCTGTGCATCTACCACAAGCAACAATACGCCTTCTTTGAGTTTTCCGTTTAAACTTGCTATTTGCAAATTCCTTGCTGTTTCAGGGTCTACCGTTATTTTGAGGATTCCACAGCCATTTTTTATGTCAGCTTCAAGCAAATTTTCATGTACATAGCCAAACCGCTTTATATTGCATTTTGCTAATATTTTCCTAATATCTGGCATCGTGTTCGACCTCGCTTTCCTTGTCATCTTATAATCCCGCTTACTCTCAGCAACAAATACCCGAAAAATATATTCGTCGCTATGTTCATTATTGGAGATAACGTTACGCTAATAACATAGGCTGTTGCAAAAAAACCTTCGATTTCATAGCTTCCTTTAAACATTACTCTGATAAATATAAACCACAAAAGCGGCAACGACACTAATAAGCTGACTATTACCCACGTATACATGAAAGTTATCATGCATTCTCGCCTCCCGTTGCTTTTGCAATTCTGTCGTAAAGCACTATACTACCTGCAACACTGACATTTAACGATATATTACCAGGTATTTTTACCAAGTAATGGCATCTTTCCAATGCCTTTTTACTTAATCCGTGGTCTTCTGCACCCAAAAGATAAATACATCTTTCTGGATGAACGAATGATTTTAACCATTGCGCCCTATCGTCCAGTTCAACCCCGACCAATCGGCAGTCATAAGGCATGTGATTATAGAAGTCTTCAAAGGTTGGATAATTGAATAAAGGTATATGCCTCCATGACTTTGGCGTATCAGAACATTGGCCAGTATATCGCTTGTTGATAGTGAATATATAATTAGCACCAAATATATATGCTGTGCGGAAAAGAGTGCCTATGTTTTTCTCATCCTTGCAATTTTCAATTCCTATAGCGCAATATCCTCTCATTTTCCTTCTCCCCTCTCAATTATCCTCATTACATCCTCATACACCTTTACCGTAATCCTTGATGTAATTGCTAATCGCCTTATGCCTTCCTTCCGTTGGACCTGTGCCTGATGTTTGCTTAAATATTCCTTTTCCTTAGCAAGCTGCGAAAGTATTTCAGCCCATGTCTTTTTCTCCCAGTAGAATAGTTTTAATATCTTTTGCTGCAATGGTGTCAGGCCATCGAAGGCTATTTTGAGCTTTATATCTACCAAAAATAGCAGCATTATTTCTTTTTTGACTTCTTCGCTTGTGTCTAGCAGTTCGTGTTCTATTGTTTTTGCATAGCTCATGGCAATTCTTTCTGTCGGGCTTGAGTTTGTATGCGGATGCGGCAGGTCGTCCAATACTTTGTTGCCGATTGCCAGGCTGTATATCCATTCGTCAATATTCTCGTTTTTTACCGCTTCGATTAATTTGGTTTCGATTGCTGAGTTTTCTTTTATTCGCTCAAGCATGGGCCAGACTTCAAACAGTTTCTCGGCTTCTTGATAGGATATGTAGTTCAACCAATTACCCCCTTTGCTCAGGAATTGATTTTTTGTTCTGTCACTTTCCCCAAATATTCGTATAGTCTTTTTGCTTCGTCTTTTGTAAGTATTATTTCTTGATATAAATACATGCCCTTTCTTAATATTGTCCACGCTATCTTAAGTCGCTTTAATATTTCTTCTAAAAAGCTTTTCTGTTCGGCATACCATGTATCAATCCAGAATGAAAGATATATCTCGTCATCAAAATGTTCCACGGTTATCCCTTCGCTACCGCACTTACATTCCACTAGGATTTTATCTTCTTTCATTTTTTGCCCTCGCTTTCTAATTTTCTTTTGCAACATACAGGTCATAATATGTCACGCCAATCGCATAAGCTTGCCATATATCATTCTTGAATCCATAAAACCATCCCGGATTTTTCTTTGTACCCTTGCCCCTGTTCGACACGCCATAAGCAAAACGGTCTATAAGTGCCTGTATTATGTTTCCATCTTTGGCGTTCATGCTGTGGCATAGATTCATTTTCACATCTTTGCGGTATATTTTTACGACTTCATAGCCTTTTTTCACAGCCCTTTCCCAGAAACGACCTATCCACAATACGGTTTCAAAAACTTCCGCTCCTACAGGCATACCATAAGAAGCTACCATTTCTGTTGCCATGCTTTTAACGCCGATTATTTCAGCATTGTCAATAACAGGAAGCAGTTTATTGTTTTCAACTTTCCCAAACTCAATAGGCTTCAAATCTCTATCCAGTATCACATAAGCGGATTCGATGTTGCCGGGGTCTATCGCCAATATCAATCTCTCACCTTCTCAATTTAAATTTCTCCCCCTCAAAATTGCCTTTTAAAACGGCTTTATTATTTCGGGATATATTTATAACTATTTGGGAACTTTCGCCCCAATTTACCCTATTTCTGTGCGTTAGGATTGATTTTATGAGTGAGGGTTAATCAAATATTGAGAATTGCCCTTCTGGGATTTTCTCTTGCCCGTATATCCACCAGTGCATAAATTGTTCAGGAGTTTCAACATCATTCCCTTTGGCTTTTAGCATAATCTCAAATGCCCTTAAATAAGCTTTTTTGTATTGTGGGTATATTTGCAGATGGAATTCCCTTTCTCTTTCCGAAGCCATCGGGCAGGCTAAACATCCGATTCTTTTCCAGCCTTCGTCATAAAGTTTGCAATATGCTAAATTCCTGCTTCTGATAAAATCCCATACATCGCTTTCGCTCCAATCGAATATCGGATGTATATATCTTTTTGTTGTATCGGTCATGCATACTTCAACCATTCGCCTTTTAGCCCGCTTTGTGCTTTCCTGTGCCCTTATTCCTGTTATAACGAATCTGCCTGAACCCCCAACTTCTTTTATTTCTCTACAACAATACCGCATTAATCTTGTTGGCGGTGTTTTATTTTCAATGATAAGCTGAAACATTGTTTTCTTCGGCCTGTGCAGTTCAACCTCGGGATAATTTTTCTTCACGAATTCGATTACTTCCGGCGGGTCCACGCTGGTCAGGTTCATGTGTGCATCGAATTTCACTCCGGCTATTTTGGCAAGTTCGTATACTGTTTGCGAATCCTTGCCGCCGCTAAAGGCTAGATAGTAGCCTTCAGGAGGTTCGTATTCTTTTAGCCTTTCTATGGCTATTTTGACTTTATCTCGCATACCAAAAATTGTGTTTTCAATCAGCAATTAGTCCTCGCCTCCCGCTTTCAGCAAGGCTATTATGAACAGGCCGAAAAAGAAGCTCACATAAAAGCTCATGATTACCCACAGCCACATAATCAACCCTCCTTAAAACGGTGCTTCTTCGGGATATTCTTGCCCTTCTTCGGATGCGTCGCTTTTGGGCCTGTCCAGGAATTGCACTTCGTCGGCTATAATTTCTGTTACATGCCGTTTTCCGTTTTGCCCTTCGTAGCTTCTGGTCTGTATCCTGCCTGAGACTGCTACCAATCGTCCTTTACCAAGATTGTTGGCACAGGCTTCCGCTGTCTTACCGAACACTACAATGGGTATGAAGTCTGCTTCCTGTTCGCTGCCTTTTCTGTATCTATCAACTGCTATCGTAAAATTCGTAACGGCAGTTCCACCAGTTGTGTATTTAAGTTCAAGGTCTCTTGTTATGCGGCCAATGAGAAATGCTTTATTCATAATTCATCGCTCCTTTTGATTATTTTAAATGCCAAACACTCCGGTTTTTCGTCGTTCAATTTCTCCATTTCGGGCCATATGCATGATTAAGATAGCAACCTCATCCATATCTCTCTTGAGTTTTTCCGCTATATCTGCTATATGTTTCCCCTCTAGCCACATTTGTTTTGTTGTTTCGGCTTCTTCCGGTATGAAGGAGAAATCAAGGTCATCCAATGCGATTATCAATTCCGGGGGTCGGAGTTTCCATTTGTCGTTATACTGCATGTCCCTTCGCCCTCGCTCTCCTGCATAAGCTGCAGTATAACTGCCCTGCCGCTATAGGCCGAAACATTTTTTTGCACCGCTTGCAGGGTTTGGGCTTAAATTTGGTTACTACAAGCTGGCCGGGATTGTGATGTTTGTTCATGATTCATTCCTCCGCATGTATTTTTATATGCCCGGTTTCAATCAGCCTTTTGCTCAGGCATTCCCGGTAGCCGCTTTCGTTTTGCACCAGCCAATAGTCTTTGTATTCTTTCAAAACGGTAGCATTAAATTTGCGGCTTTCGTGCATGCTTTTTCTTTTATCGCTATCTATGACTTTTATTTTAATTCCAGGTAGAAGGTCTATTTTTATCTTTGGCTTTTGTTTTATCAATCATGGTCGCCTCCTCATCCATTACGGCCAGCTTCGCAAGTATCTTTACCCGTTCTTCGCCACGGGCTTCGGCATAAGCTTGCAGTAGCCGGTCACGTTCGCTCATGCGCTGCATCATTGCCCGCTTGCCTCCTTTCGTTAGGTATTGGTATTCCCCGCTCTCGCATGGCTTGTTCTACACCATTTTTGTTTTTGTTCGCTTTCCACCATGCATGGAAATTTTCTTTTGCTAATTGTGACGTGTCCATAACCTGGCTTATAACCGGTATGTAATAAGGGCTTTTTTTCTCGCATTTGCTTCCGTCATAGTTGAAAGCTTCTCCGGCCTGGCAGGTGCAACGTGCCGCATATTCGGCCTTGATGTCTCCTACCTGCTTGTGATAGAGTATCACGCCTTCGTCCATGCATATCCAACATTTAGGGATTCGAATGTTTTCTTTTTTCATTTATTCTGCTTGGCTCCTTTCACTCGCCAATCTTTTCCAGTCATTTTCACCGGCTGGCACATTTCCGTAACTCTTGATACTATTGCCTCTCCCCTCTCCCCTAGTTTTTCGGCTAGCGAATCGCCAACGAAGTTTGTTGTTATTATAATAGGCTTTTCATCTTCATATAGACGGTTTACGATTTGATACAATAGAGTATTTGTATTTTCCGATGTCTTTTCTTTACCTAAATCGTCTATGATAAGTAGGTCCACTTCTTTTGTGAGGATGTCGACTATTTCGTATTCAGTTAGTTCTGTGTTTTTCCCGTATGTAGATTTGATGAGTGATATAATATCTGTGATATTTTTGCATATAACAGTGTATAGTTTTTCTATTAATGTGTTTGCTATTGCTGATGCAAGATGTGACTTGCCCACGCCGACTGGCCCGGTGAACAGTAGCCCACGACTGATATTTGGGAATTCCTTTGCAAAATCGAAGGCTGTTTTGTATGCGGTTTTATTTTCGTCTGTGACCTTGAATGATTCAAAGGTCCTTTTTTGAAATCGCTTCCCTAATCCACTTTTTGCCAAAAGTTCCGCTATCCTATCCTGTCGCTTTTTCATCAATATTTGCTTTGCTTCTTCTTCGTTTTTGCGGATGCTGTCCCTAAGAAAATCATCTATATTCAATGCACTCACCATCCCCATTTAGATTCAGAGGCTTTATCATAATTGGTTTTAATTTCTTTTTTATCTTTATCCTTACTCAGTTTCATACCGCCCGATGTTTTCCAGTTTTGCAAAATACCTTCGACATACTTTTTAGACCGCTTTCCTTGTCTGTCTGCCTCCATCATGGCTTCTTTACACCACTCAAAGCCATACTCATCCAAGATAGCCTGTAACCAATCAGAAGTAAGTTCGTTTATTACACCTATTGTCTGTTGGTATATATTTGCAATCTCTCTGAATTCTTCATCGGAATAAGAACTACTACTATTACTACCTTCCGGTAATAGTATTTCTTTTTCTTCTTCTTTTTCTTCTTCTTTTTCTTTTTCTTTTTCTTCCCCATAGTCTATACATAGTCTATCGATAGAGTATCCATACCGTATACACAAATCACGAAATATCTTAAGAAATGGCTTGTTTTTAACGTTTTTAAGCTCTTTATTGACGCATGACATTACCTTTGGACTTTTTAAGGAATTGTATTTCAGCCAGTTTAGTAAAAATATCTCGTTTGTATCCATCGAATACAGTATCTTATGTCTATCGATAAACCTTTGTAACAGTATAGATACTGTATCGATAGGGTATCCTAACTCTACCGACATAAGTTTAAGTGAAATTTCATATATACCACACTGTGTAGTGTGCGGATTTGTCAACAAATACAGATAAAAGTATTTTTCTTTTATATCCCATTCAACTAGTTCCGGGTCCTGCCAAAATGAAACATGAACTTGTCTATAAACTGCCAATTTCTCCCCTCCCTTGCGGGGTCAATCAAATAAACTTATATTCGGATTATCAAAGTTCATCCATATGACTTCCTGCCTCTGGCCACCGCTAACGGCAATGGTCTCTATTACTTCCTTATCCCAGTCTTGCAGAATTCGGTCGTAAAGGTCACTCTGATAGCCTGATAGAATAACCGGACCTTTGTGCTGTTTTAGGGCTTCAAGCAGTTCTATATATTCTTCCTCTATCATTTCATTTTCATATCTTTTGCCGCCAGACCTTGTGTCGAATATATAAGGCGGGTCAGCGTAAATTAGGACTTCTGGGTAATTATATTCTTGTATTAATTCTAAGGCCGGCCTATTTTCAATTTGAGCATGTTTAAGCCTTTCTGCGGTATGAAGTATATTTTGCGGCAGTTTCTGAAATTCATTATTTTTACTTACCCTGAGTGAGCCTCGTTTAGTATTGTTCCAGCCAACTTTATGGCTAAGGTCTGTCCCATATCCTTGCCAACATTTCACCAAAAATCTTCTTGCCTTTTCCAAAGGGTCATCTATAGGCTCATAGCTTGCATAGTATTCATCCCTGGCCCAGGGAGTAAACTCTATTAGTCTGGCCAATTCTTCGGGCTGTTCACGGATTACCTGAAACAGGTTTACCACATTGCCGTCAATGTCGTTTATGGTTTCTACTTTCGACGGCTTTTTAGTGAAGAATACCGCACCGCTGCCGAAAAAAGGCTCAAGGTATGTAGTATGCGGCGGGAAATGGGATATAATCCAATCTGCTATTTTCCATTTGCTTCCGGGATATTTTAATACAGGTGCAGATTTCATGTTCTCACATCCCCTACAAAACAATATCCTCAATACTTATCTGCCCGAACTTATTCACTGCCAGTTTTTCCAAAGCCCGAAGTCTTTTAAATATCTTCACCGCTCTTGGTTTCAAGTGCTTTATAGCAATGTCGAAATCTTCTTCCGTGACTATTTTGAAATATCCGGGCCGCTCATCTACTGAACTGCCAATAGGGAAGTCGTAATCCTCTATCAAAGTTTGAATTATTCTTCTAACCTTGCGCTCGGGTATCTGCAATTTCTTCGCTAAAGAATTTGACGTGATTGCATTTTTATGCCCGTGCGGAATATTGTTTAATACCGCCATCTCTTCTGCCGTCATATAGGTCACTCCTTACTCATCATTTCGCATAATAAAGACATACATCTCTTTTCTGCCGAATTCCAAAGCATCTTCAAGGTCTTCCATGTATATATCAAGGTCATTGTCTCCTATCGCCGCTCCCCGGTCCTCCACAACAAACCACCCACCATTTTTATCCATGAATTCAGGTATGTATACTTTTGTGCCGAATGGTATACTTGGCCCTGCGGCTATGGTATGCCATTGCTTTGCCTTTGCTTGGCTTGCTGTAATTCCATATAAAGGATGTTCCGGCGTTTTACCTGTACTTTCGGGTCCCGCCGTATATGCCGTAACTTCCATTAAAACCCAATCGCCGTTGATTTCTTCTTGAACATTCTTCGTTTCGGTCATATCTGCTGTTGCTACGTCTGCCGGTGCTAGTGCCGGGGATTGGAAGGACAGGAATATAATCATGCACAAAATCAGCTTCTTCATATCAACCTCCTTCAAAAAACGGCAGGCAGGCCGGGGGAGGGATAGCCCACCTGCCGGAATTCTTATAAATATTCATCAATTATTTCCTTGATGTTACCCATTATTGCATGATGTAAATCAAAAATATCATCCACATCTAGACCGGATTCTTCCAAAGCATTCCAGATTGCGTCATCTATCTTGTTAAAAACATCTGATTTCAACTTTCTTCCTCCTTTCTGGGCCTTTCGGCCCTGCATATTATCATAGGAATGCGTAACATTATTTCATAAAAACCAACCAGTGTGTTTTGCTTCTACGGTTTCCAAAAAGCGGTTTTTGTCTAATAGCTTTTAACACTTCTGATAGTTTTATCTGTTCCTCATTCCACTTAAAAATCAATGTGCCATTAGGCTTTAGCACCCTCATACATTCTTTGAATCCTTGCGAAATATCTTCCCACCAAGTATCTGATAGCACACCATACTTTTTAGCAAGCCATGAATTCTGCCCAGCCATTTTCAAGTGTGGAGGGTCAAAAACTACAAGGTAAAATGTATTATCTGGGAAAGGCATATCCCGAAAATCAGCAACAACATCTGGTTTTATGTTGAGTATTCGCCCATCACATAAGATTGTTGTCAATTCTCGATTGTCCATGTAGATTGCATCTGGGTGTTGTTTATCAAACCACATCATCCTACTGCCGCAAGTGGCATCGAGAATCCGCTTCCCCACGGTTATCACCTTCTTTACTACATATAAAATTACATTTCCTTTCCATTATCTAACAAACAAACTATAAGTCTATTAACCAATTTTGCAGTTTGACTACATTCCCAACTTATACCGTATTGATTGCAACTCGCATGAGCAACTCTCTCCGGTGCGCCGTATCCAGTTACGGGGTAGTGGTTAAACCACACACAACCAAAACATTTTTTATCAAGTGTATTTTGCATTAATATACCTAACTCATCCTTGATATGTCGCCGCAATTCATCGTTTTTTTCTTGATGTTCGTACATTTTACTCTCCTCTATTACACATAATTTACATACTGTGCATCTTTTTGTCTGGCGGGAGCTGGCACTACTCCCGCCATTTTGGGAGATATATCCCAGTTGGCCCATATCATTCCACCTCCTTCAATAGGTCTTCTGCTGGTACCCCAAGGTATTCGGACAATTTTCGCAGGTGTTTTGGATATGGTTTCATTCGCCCCGTTTCGTATCGGCAAATGTCGGTATAGGGTACTCCAGTCCTTTCTCCTAGCTCCTTTTGGGACATATCCCTTTTCAACCTTTCGAATTTTAGCCTTATCATTTTGCATCATCCCTCCAAAAATTGGTTAATTCTGCTTGCAAAATCATTCCCCTTTTTCGCCACACTCGGGACAGTATTTATTGTTATCGTTGACGAGGTCACAGGCATTTATCGCCTCATCAACAATGCATTTAGCCTCCCATTCATAACCACATGAAGGGCATTTGAATTCGATTGTGTCGGTGTATATTCTGCCACCTCGTATCATGCCGTTAGATATATACATCACATCACCTCAATACGGATATAAGTTTAAATCCACTTCCAGACCTGCTTTCGCCGCCACTGTCTCAATGCCGGTGAGTTCTTGTATCTCCCGCACCATCCTTGCGGCGTCTGAATTGGCATCGCTCAAGTGCAGGAGTATGATTTTGCGGCACTGGCTCAGGTCGTTGGCTTTGAGGAAATCCTTCACGTGTTCAAGCGAAAAGTGACTTTCAAGTAACCGGCGTTTCATGGCTTCGTCCACGTAACCTGCGGCTATGTTGGCGTCAAGGGTTTCTTTGATGTAATTGCACTCGATACAGATGTAATTAAGACCTCGGAAACGGTATTTGCTGTAAAAGCTGTCCGTCAGATAAAGTAGCTTCTCGCCTGTTGGACGGTATTGGATGAGATAGCCTAACGGCTCTTGGCAATCATGTTCCGTGTCAAACGGGAGTATTGTAAAGTCTCTTATCCTGCTTTGAATCCCTGCACTCATCAAACAAAGCCTGTAATGCTCACCATAAACGCCTAACTCCTTTGCCGTTACTGTGCTCATATATGTATCTATTCCGGCATCCATAACATCTTTAACACTGCCTGCATGGTCAAAGGTGTTCGTGGGATATAAGGCAAGCCACTACCTCCCTTAAGTCAAAGTTCAACCCCTTTTGAATTTGTTTCCAGGGGATACCTGCTTCGATGAGCAGGATCCCCGTTGGAGTGGAAAGGAGATAGCAATTCCCCTTGCTACCAGAGGCAAGCACTTTGAGTTTCATCAATACCCCGGCCCTTCATCTAAACTCATCTGCCCTGCTACTTCTATCTTCGCCTTGCTTTTCTCCGACTTTTGCTCCGGTTCCGGCTCTGGCTCAGGTTCTGGTATATCTTCCGGGTCCACTTCTTCCACTTCCTCGATATCGATTACCTGTTTATTAGCGTTTTGTTCAATCTCTGCCTCCGCCTCAGCCTCAGCAATTTCCGTATCGGCCTGCTTTGCAAATCTCGCCATGATGTTTGCGTCGTCGGAAGAATTGATAACATACTTACACACCTTGTTAATGGCCGTTTTCTCGCACATATCGGCAGTAAACTTTTCGTGAGTGCTGCCGGGCTTGATATTCCCTTTTTCATCCACCGGTTTCATATGCGACTGTTTCCATGCCTGCTTAATTTGCTCTAAAGTCATTACCGTGGAAACTTCCCTGCCGTCTCTGTAAACAATCGTTGCATATGCCCCGATTATTTTATTTTTGTCGATGTTTTGGAGCTTCTGAACGTGCTTTGTCACAACTTCTTTGCCGTGACGAATTTCATACTCGAATTCGTCACCTTCGTAAACCGTTTTTGCGTAAATATCGACGATATTCGGGTCCACGCTTTTTGCAACATGCATACTGCCAAAATAGGACCTTTGGCAGACAAGTTTTTTGCCGTAGGCTATGAAGTAGCACTGTTTCTTGTCGGGGTTAAGCGACTGAATAACCATACTTAAAAGGCTGTTCATTATGCTTGCCTTTGTACATGTTTCTAAAACCGGCTTACCGTCTCTATCAACCGTTTCCTGCAGCATCAACCACGCTGATTTGAGAGCATTTTCAGGGCTATAGTTTGCAGGGAAATAAAGCTCGCCTTTGTTCTGGAATTCCTTTACCTTCGCTGTTACGACATCTATGGTCTCGCTTTTGATTAATGCCAGATTACTTGTCGGTTTCTGGTTATTTGCCATTTACATCATCCTTCCTAAAAATTTATTTAAAAATTTAACAATCTCTTTAACTTCTGATTTCACATGCCAGCTTGATACTTGAACAGGATTGCCATTGTCATCATCGAATTTATGCCTAATGGTTATTTGGTCGTCTACAATGCAAATGTCCAAACCCATTCTGCATTTCAAAGTTACCCATTCATCGGGGTAATTCAGTGCTTGTGTCATTTGAATCATCCTCCTTATTCTTTTTCATACATTCTTTGCAAAGGTTAAAGTCACTGAAATACGGCCAGAAATGGTCTTTTTGGTCTCCTGGTTCAAGGTGCTTGCCACATTTGGAACAAAGCAGTTCGTCATCATATTCTTTTTCCCAAAAATCAATCTATTCTCGGGTAAGTGTATCGGGTGAACTGATATGGATAACGGTGTCGTTTACTTTAACAAAGCCACCCATTTACTTATCCTCCCTTGTTAATCTTCTTTAATTTTGTCCTCTAAATATTCAGCAACCTTTTGTTTTTCATAATTAGATAATTTTTTGTTAACATGCAACTTAAGTGTTACAGTAATATATTTGTCCTCAGGAATATCTGAAGAATAATTTGAATTTCTTATATAGAGCACACATCCAGGGAATATATGAATTTCTTTATCATTAACGGTTAATCTCATTCTTCCAACACCACCCGCAATGTTTTATCCGGCTCGCTCTTTACAAGGTTTATAACCTGGCTATTGGTTTCAATTATCCTGCTAACACTCTCACGGAAGTCTATAAAGATTGGGGCTGTGACGTTGTAGTAACTGCATAGCGAATTGATAATGTCGATTCCGGCATTAATCTTCCCCGCATGGTTCGCATCATCAAACGGCACATATACGCCATTAGTATTGACCAGTGCTTGGCATGTCTCCGCTATGCCGCCATTTAGTTGCATTTCAAACAATTTAAACTTGACATACTTGAAACGGCTGTTTATCTTGTCCTCAAGCAAATTCACTTTAGCTACGGTGAATTGCTCACATAGGTATTTATGCCCTTCTAACTCTACAACCTGCTGTGCAAGCCGTTTTTCTTCGGCTTTGAGTTCTTCTATGCGCTTCTTTGTGTTTGCGGCTACCGTTCTATTGTTCAGGATTCGATTGCACCCATCAATCTTGCTCTGAATCTCCCGCTTGCGTTGCAATAATGCACTGGTTTTATCCTCTACCGGCTGTGAAATTCCGGCCTCCAATACCTCAATCTGCTTCTGCAAGCGGTTGTATTCTTCATCGCTGTTGTAGTCCGGTTCTTGCATAGGTTTAGCAAGTTCTATGTCGATTTCTGAAAGCCTGATAATAACTTCCTCATATTCTTTTTTGCGTGCTTCAAGCTCCCATTGCATTTTTTGTATTTGAGATTGTGCAAGTTCTATGCTTTCCTTTACTGAAAGGCCATTAATTTTATTGTTCTTAAGTTTTCCGTCAACTATAATCAATTGAGAATTTTTATTAGCCTCAAAACTCGCACGCATTTTTTCAATTTCCTTCTCTTTTGCTTCTTCAGGGAGCTTCTGACCGCATGTCGGGCAAATAAATTCATTTTCCTTCGGTTCTGTGAATTCTTGTGCAAGGATATTGGACCTTTCTTGCGTAAGTGCTCTCCATTCATCCAGCAGTTTTGCACGCAAATCCATATTGTTTTTTATACCTGCTTGTATACGTGCGATATTTGCTTCTAAATCATTTATGCTTGTTTCAAGCAGATATTTGTGTGACGTTAGGGCCGATTTCTCATCAACAAGCTTCTTTCTATCCGCTCCGGCTTCGGCATCGAGTCTGGCTTTTATATCCACCAGCTTATTTTTTAACTGCAATAATTTTTGCTGTTTTTTGCTGAATTCTGTAGCAATTATTGACGCATCTGTAAGCCCTAATTCAATGGCTTCAAGTTCATTCTTATACTGTTTTAATTCCGCTTCCACCGCCGAATAATCCGTATTCTCCTGTGGTAGCGAAAGAGTAAGTTCATCAATCCGGGGTGGAATGTCGGCCCTTTCTTTTTCCAGCCGCTTAATTCTCTCGGCAAGTATTTTCTTGTATTCCTCGATTGTTTTACCCTGAAGAATCTCCGTCAGTTTTGATAATCTGGCATCCGACGCAATGACCTGCTCGTCTGACATATCTCCGCACATCTCAAGCAATATCTTGCGCCGGTCCTGCCATGACAGACGGGTGTTAAAATACATGGGATTGGTAATCATGCGAAATATGCCTTCGTTGATGAGTTCATTTATGCGCTGCTTGTATTCGCTCTCCTTTACTGGCACGTCATCCCACCAGTAGGAAATGGTGTTGCCGGTAAGTTCGGCTTCGGCACTTCCCCTCTTCTTCGTCCATTTTTCTTCCAACATCTTGCGAAGTTTTAGCGATTTGCCGTCAACCGAAAGTTCGGCTTCGACTTCGGTTTGCAGGTGGTGAATGTCGTTACCGTATTCGTCTTGAGGTTTGACTTTGAATGATGTGCGGTCGGTACTGTCTTTGTTGAAAAGTAGCCAAAGGAAAGAATCGGCAAGGGTGGTCTTTCCAACGCCATTGTCCGCATACACATTGGCATTTCTGCCGTCAATTTTTAGGGTAAAATCCTTAATTCCCTTGAAATTTTTGAGCTTTAACCAATTTAGTTTTATATCCATTTTTCGCTTTTTCGCCTCCTGCTTTACCTTTTTAAATCATTTACATTGCCAATTCTGCTTGAACTTCATCTATAGCGTCAAAGACTTTTTTAAACTGTAATAATCCCTGATATTTTTGTTTAAAAGCTAATAATTCTTTAAGTGCAGTCTGTAATACTTGTTCTTTATAATCTGGTTCTGACATAGCTTTATTGATAGAAATATATTTTGGCCTTTCTTCATCCTCATTTACTACACTGACAAATGCTCTTACAGGTATGATATCCTTTTCAACTTCATCCACTTTGATGACTACAATATTTCTTATAATTTCTTTTGCCTGTATTTCCCTGTACTTTTCTGCCGCATCTGCATCGTTCCAGTTAAAACAATTATGTAATACTGCTTCCTCTGGTCTGGATTCTTCCACGACTGCTGATGGCAAAATCCCGTTATATTTGCTCTGAATTCGTTCCAATTCTTTTCCTGCTGTTTGCGCATCTACGGGAAAACGGTTTTGTTTCCATTTGTAAATCAATGATATACACCTCCTTTTTTTATGCTTGCCATGCCCTGCCTTGCCGTGCCATGCCCGGCCGTGCCATGCCCGGCCATACCAGGCCTTGCCTCGCCTGCCCTGCCATACCGAACCTAACCCAACATCACCCCGCCTACCACAACTGGCCTTGCCTGCCCTGCCCAACCTCGCCCTACTGCGCCTCACCTTGCCTAACCTGGACCGGCCTCACCATGCCTGCCTTGTCAAATTTATTTCACATGATACATTCCATAACTACCGCCTTTTTCTGGTCGCCATTCACCAATGCCGCAAGCGAAACCGCCAAGGTTAAAAAGATTAATAATTTGCTCTGCACTGAAAACACTTGCATTGTATTTTACTGTGAATGTAGCTTCCCACTCCTTAAACTCGCCACGATAGCGAATGTCTGCCGTCCCCATGCCAATGCGAACCATATCTTCACGCATTTGAGGAATACCATTAATTTCAACAAATTCACCGTCAATATGAAACGCTCCATTGCTTGTTACCTTGTCCTTAGTTACTCCTGCTCTATATCCAGCCGATACTGCCGATGCCTTAAATGCAATCGCAGGAAATCCGAATCTTGCCCCTTCTTTAATAGCCTGCTCAAAAGCTTCTTCTGTATATTCTTTTGGTTTGCCAGATAACCAATAAAGACTTTCAATAAAATCTCGCATTGGAATTTTTGGCTCTTTCCCCGATTTTGCTTTTTGCGTCTGTTTATCAAAAATCTGTTTTTTTGATTTTTCGTCAAATCTATGGACTATTAGAGGACTATCGCCAACTAATGTAATTTGAAACTTTTTAATATTTATTGCAGGAATAACAATTATTTGCTCTGATGCTTTAGCGTTATTAGCCATTACTTTCCCGCCTCCCCATTCTTCATCAGAGAATCAATGAGTTTTTGGCTTTCTCGCTTGAACAAATATTCTTCAAGCTCGGGAAACATTTCAAAGTTTCTTTTGGGAAGGCTTTTTAGGGTATATTCTTCTATCTTTTCAAAATCAGCTACAGTTCCATTCATGCCATATTTGTGGATAAATTTACGATAAGCCTCAATAAGCTCATTAAAATCCTGTTGGACTTTGCTTCTGATTTTCCACTCTAATTCTCTTGTCAAAATCTCATCAAAACTGGTCATCTGTTTTGCCTCCTTTTTTTATTCGGTTATTGATTGCATTGCCTGATTATATAGATAAAACATATTTTTCGTCTTAATCCGTATAAATCACAACCTCAAACGTCTTATCCGGCCTTATTACGCTTTTGCCGCCAAAATGCATATATCCATTGTCACAAATCATCGATAGTTCCAGCTCAGTAATTTCAATATAATCTTTGATTTTGCCGGTATATTTTGTATGTGCATATCCAGGTTCATCCTCGCATTTGTCAAAGATAGCTTTTAAATCAAATAAGCCTATTTTAGTTAGCGGGAATCTTTCCTTTAGCGCATTGTAAGTTTTTTCATATTCCGCTTTCAGTTCCGGATTTTTCTGGACTTCAAATATATCTTTCAGAATCATATGGTTTGCCTCCTTTTGTTTTTTTAAAAGGCATCAATTCACGCTTTAGGCATTTCAAAAACTGGATTTATCATATCTCCCAGAATATGTGCCATTATTATGTTCTGTATCGAATCTAAAACTTCTATTGCTCGTTCCTCCGTATCGTATACGCCAAGCAGGTCATAATCGTTTGCTACATCTTGATATAAGACTTGGTTGACAATCCGATATTTGAATTCCTCGCTTTTCCATTCTTTGAAGGATTCAATAGCGATTCTTTGGGCATATATTAAGCCTTTTCTGTCTTGCGTCCGTATCCAAATGCCGTCCATAAATTTACATACCTCCTTCTTCTAGCAATACCATAATGATTGCGATAATTGTTACAAAGGCCAACGGAATCCATAGCGGTGACAAAACCCAAAACCACGACCATTTTATAACGCCACATAGTTTTAAAACGATAAAGGCAATCGATAACA